GTATAAGAATGACCGAGAAGTTCTTGGCGGGTGGTATCACTGACGAAGAGTCTGATCTGATTGCGGCTGCAATGCAAGTGGCAGAGCAAGGTATAAGGTTTGAAGACAGTTTACAGAGAACCTTAGAAAATACTAAATCAATCAATGCTGAAATCTCCAAGATGCAAGGGCTTATAGATGGACTATCTGATTTTGGCACAGGTATAGAAAAGAGAATTAACAAGGCAAGGGCACAGGTCAAAGCCTTGACGGAAGGCAAAGACATCGGTGCGGCTGGAACTATAGCTGATATTAGATTTAAATTACAACAGGACTTTGACAAAGCAGTGCTTCAAAGCCAACAACTGCGGGAAGGGCAGTCTAATGCGGCATTAGAAACTGCAAGATACTTCTTTGAAGAAGACAAGAAGCTGGTGGATGATCTTGAGGATTACCTAAACGAGCTTGCTAGTAAGAAAGCTGAAGGTAAGGGGGGCGGCGGTAAAACCCCTAAGTCTGCCCTTGATATTCTGCTCAAAGAAGAACGGTCTATGAAACTTAAGCTAGACCAACGTGAAGCACTGATAGGACTTACTGACGAAGAAATACTGCTAGAGAACACCAAGTATGCTCTAATGTCTAAAGTACAAGAGCAGATGGCTACTATGAATGAGTCTGACAAAGCTGCTACTCTGGCTAGGATAGATGGCATAGCTCAAGAGATGGCTGCTAGAGAAGAGCAGATCAAGCTTTTACAAGAACACGAAGCGCACCAGAAGAATGTAGCAGATACCATAGCTAACAGTATGGGTAGCGCACTTACATCTATAGTAGACGGTACTAAATCAGTTAAAGACGCATTTAAGGATATGGCTAGGGCTATAATTGCTGAGTTGTATCAAATCTATGTTGTTAAACAAATCACAGGTATGATTAGTAATGCTATAGCTCCTCATGTGCCAGCTCTGCCAGTACCAATAGCTAACGGTAATGCTTTTAGTAATGGTAATGTTGTACCCTATGCTGATGGTGGTGTCGTAGGTGGCCCCACTTACTTCCCTATGAATGATGGTCGTACTGGTTTAATGGGAGAAGCTGGCCCAGAAGCTATTATGCCACTCAAACGTGGTAAGAACGGTAAGCTAGGCGTACAGGCAGACGGTGGCTCTGGTGACGTTATCATTCATCAGAACTTTAACTTTCAAGCTAACGGTGACGAGAGCGTTAAGAAGATCATAGCACAACAAGCCCCAGCTATCGCTAACATGACTAAGAAGCAAATACTAGATGATCGTCGTAGGGGTGGTCAGATGAAACAGGCATTTGGGTAAGGAAACCTCATGGCACTAAAGACTGCACCAACTGATATAGGCTTTGCACAAATAACTCTTAGTGCTATGAATGCTGTTGCCACCTCTGAGTCTCCCTTCACTTATAAACAACAGATAGTACAACACACAGGTCAAGCATGGAAAGCCTCGGTTACCATACCACCTGTCAGGAGAGACTTAGGTGAACCTTGGGTAGCTTTCTTGTTGTCGTTACAGGGTCCAGTACATACCTTTCTATTAGGTGATCCTAATTGTACAGAACCTAGAGGCACAGCTACTAATAGTTCTTATACAGCTACAGGTACTGCTGGTGCCTCTTCTGTTACCCTAACTGTGTCAGATGGTACAACACTTAAAGCTGGTGACTACATACAACTAGGATCAGGAAGTACATCTAAACTACACAAGGTCTTAGCAGACGTATCAGCTACAGGAGCAGTAGATATATGGCCTAATCTCAAGGACACTTACTCTGGTGCTACTGTAGTTGTAGACAATGCTAAGGGTGTCTTTAGGCTAACAAGTAACGTACAAGATTGGCAGATAGGGAACTCTAGTACCTATGGTATATCCTTTGAGGCTGTAGAGGTAATTACATAATGACTAGGACCATTCCCTCGGTAGTACTTAATGCCCTAGACGATGATGTAATCTCCCCCTTCTTTGCTGTAGAACTCTTGTTTGACAGTCCTAATGAGATTAGGTTGTGGACAGGAGTAGGAGACCTTATATATGAGGGTAACACTTGGACAGGTTCAGGTAACTTACTAAACATATCTGAGGTACAAGAGGCATCTGATTTATCTGTTAGGGGTGCAACTATTACCCTTAGTGGTATGACTTCTGAGGTAGTGTCTCTAGCCATTACACAGCCATATCAAGGCAGAGTGTGTAACATCTACTTTGGTATTACCTCAAACACTACAGCCCTAACCCAAGTGTTTTCTGGTTACATGGATCAGATGAACATACAGGAAAATCCTGATACAGCTACTATAGAACTAACTGTAGAGAACAAACTAATAGACCTAGAAAGGCCAAGAGTTGCTAGGTACACTTCTGCTTACCAGAAGTCAGTGTATCCCGGAGACCTTGGATTAGATTTTATAGAAGACCTACAAGATAAAGAAATCGTTTGGGGCAGAACTGCTAGTTAGGAAGAATACGAATGGGTCTTAGTTTTAAAGGTATCTTCAAGGCTGTAGTTATTGCGGCTATTACTGCTGCTGCGTTTGTTTATCTTGGCCCTGTTGGATTTACTATGGCGGGTTTTAAATCTGCCTTTATGGTACACGCTGGCTTAGGCATCCTTATGAGTGCCTTGGCACCTAAGCCTAAAAGCCTTGGTGGTTTTGGTGCAGGTAATGGTAAGTCTAACAGAGGCTATCAGGTAACAGCTACAGGGTCTGCCTTAGATCACCAAGTTATCTATGGTAAGATGAAGGTAGGTGGTGCTAGGATATTTGACGGCACTACAGGTACAGACAATGTACAACTACACAGAGTGTTAGCTTTTGCTGGACATGAGATACAATCCTTTGATCAGATATACATTAACGATGAAGTAGCAACTATAGACGGTAGTGGTAATGTTACCTCTCCTAGTCGTTACAATGGCCTAGTAACAATCAAGGAACACTTAGGTACATCTACTCAAGCTGCCGATAGTAGTCTAGTTAGTGCTGTGTCTGGTTGGACAGGGAACCATAGACTTCGTGGTATTGCTTACCTGTATGTTAAACTGACCTATGATGCAGATGCTTTCCCTAATGGTGTACCAGAAGTTAGTGCTGTCATTAAAGGTAAGAAAGTATACGACCCAAGGAACACAACAACTGCTTGGTCTGATAACCCTGCGCTGTGTGTAAGAGACTACTTAACAGCTACAGGTTATGGCTTAGGTGAAGCTGCCGCTAACATAAATGATACCGCCTTTACCACTGCCGCTAACATATGTGACGAGACTAGCACAGACGCTGGTACAACACGTTACACAGCCAATGGTGCCTTTACCACAGGAACTACACCACAAGACCTCTTAGAAGGGCTTATAACGTCTATGGGGGCTACCCTGTGGTATACTCAAGGTGCATGGAACGTAAAGGCTGCTAAGTGGACCTCTACTGTACTAGACCTTAATGAAGACGATCTTAGGTCAGGTATAAGCCTAGCGACTAGACACTCCCGTAGGGATAACTTCAACACAGTTAATGGTACGTTTAGGGGTGACGAAAGTAACTGGCAAGTGACAGACTTCCCACCTGTAACTAACGCTGCCTTTGTTACTGCTGATGGTGGACTAGAGTCTTCCTTAGACATGGACTTACCATTTACCGACAACTCAATAGAATCTCGGCGTATAGCTAGAATTATGCTTGAGCGTAATAGACAACAACTACAATTCCAAGCCTCATTCGGTCTCAGGGCTTTCCAAGTACAGACAGGTGACAATGTAAGAATTACCAACACCAGACTTGGTTGGACTAACAAAGATTTTGAAGTTGTCTCTTGGACATTTGGGCTACAGAATGAGTACGACCTACAAGTAGAAATGACACTCAAGGAAATATCTGAGAGTGTCTTTGATGAGGTTGACGATGGTATAGTCTACGAGAGAGATAATACTACTTTGTTGTCTCCTTTTGAGGTTCCTAACCTTGGCATTAACCTTAGTACTGAGTTAAGGAGGGTTAAGGGTAAGACCCTTGGTGTTCTACTGATTGATATAAACAACACAAGCAACATTATGGATGTAGCAGAGGTACAATATAGAAAGACAGGGGCTACTAACTACACAGCTATAGCAACTATGGGTGCCTTTGTCGGTACAGATAGGGTTGAAGTTGTTGGGGTAGAAGATGACTTTTATGACATAAGGGCTAGGGCTACTAATTCCCTTGGAGTACATGGTGACTTTAACACTGTGTCTAACTATTATGTAGAAGCACTAGGTGCGCCACCAGCAGATGTAACTAACTTTGATGGTAACGTAGTTGGAAGTAACCTGTTCTTAAGTTGGACACCAGTATCTGACTTAGACTTAGCCCACTATGTCATTAGGTACTCCCACTTAACTAGCGGTGCAGTATATTCAGAAGCAGAGGATATAGCACAAGTACCTGTTGGTAGCAGTAGCCTTGCCATACAAAGTGCTGGTGTTGGTACATACTTTATTAAGGCTGTAGACGACACAACCAGTGGTTCCAATGTTTCTGTTAACCCTGCTACTTTCGTTGTTACCTCTATTGGTATAGAAGACCTTAATGTTGTAGCTACCCTTACAGAAAACCTGTCTC